CTGAAGGGGAGAGGGCTTAACACCCTTCCAGCCGAAAGACGTCAGATTCTGCGACAAACAGCCGGTAGACGGTAAAAACCTACCAGGCTATTTACGCGCTGGCGACGGACGATAAAGGCGAGCTTTGCTACCTGCACCGCACTCTGCTTGACGGGGACAAGAAAGCGCAAACAGGCGGCGCAGCCAAGAAGATGATGAAGCTGCAGGAAGATAGTTATCTGGAGTTTGCTAAATCAGTTGCTATCCGCATGTTCCCCGTATCCTCCACGCTGGGTATCGCTGAAGGTATCGAAACCGCGCTGGCCTGCCATCAGATAACCAAGTGTCATACCTGGGCAACGATGAACACCGCTTTCATGAAGAAGTTCCGCGTTCCTGCCGGGGTAAAGAACCTGATTATTTTTGCTGATGCTGACTCAAACGCTGCCGGGCATGCTGCCGCATTTGAATGTGCTGCTGCCAACCTGCATGCGAAGAACGATCTGGAGACTGTATCCGTCCGCTGGCCTGCACAGGGTGACTTTAACGATCTGCTGCTAAATGGCTCAGAAGTATTCGAATGGGTATTCCACAGGGGGATGAAGCAGTGAAGAAGCCAGCCAGACAAAAGCTAAAGGTGTACAAGCCCAAGGTATGCGCTCAGTGCGGAAAGACTTTCACCCCCGATCGTAATCTGCAGAAAGTGTGCGGCCCTCGCTGTGCGATTGACTACAACCGTGCGCTGAAGGTCAGGAAGGCGGAAGCGGAGAGAAAGGTTAGCCTGAAGATTCGTAAGAAGGCTCTCCAGCCTCGTGGGTACTTTGTCAGTAAGGCACAAACGGCGTTTAACGCTTTTATCCGCGAACGCGACGAGGGTAAGCCTTGCCCGTCCTGCGGCACATATCATCCCCCAATGATTTTCGGCGGTCAGTGGGATTGTGGTCACTTCCTCAGCGTTGGATCACGTCCTGAACTGCGTTTTGAAGAGAAGAACGCTTATCGCCAGTGCAAAGCCTGCAACGGTGGCGCTGGTCGCTTTACCGCTAAAAACAAGACGGTACACGAGCGCTACAGAGCAACGCTAATCGAATGGTTTGGCCTTGAGCTGGTGGAATGGCTGGAAGGGCCACACGAGGCGAAGCATTACACCAGAGAAGAACTTGAAGAGATTGCGGCTACCTACCGCCGTAAAACCCGCGAACTGAAAAAGCAGAGGGCAGCATGACATACGACCTTATCTACTGTGATCCACCGTGGGAATACGGCAACAGAATCAGCAACGGCGCGGCCTGCAATCATTACAGCACTATGAACATGGAAGAACTTAAACGCCTTCCTGTCTGGTCACTGGCTGCTGAAAACGCTGTTCTGGCGATGTGGTACACCGGGACCCATAACCGTGAGGCTGTAGAGCTGGCTGAATCCTGGGGTTTCCGGGTAAGAACGATGAAAGGTTTTACGTGGGTGAAGCTGAACCAGAACGCTGCTGATCGCTTCAATAAGGCATTGAGCGCTGGTGAGCTGGTGGACTTTAACGATCTGCTTGAAATGCTGGACCGTGAAACCCGCATGAACGGTGGTAATCACACTCGCAGTAATACAGAGGATGTGCTGATTGCTACCAGAGGAACAGGCTTACAACGCGCCAGCGCAGCAGTAAAACAGGTTGTGCATACCTGCCTTGGAGAACACAGCGCAAAGCCGTGGGAAGTCAGGAACCGACTGGAACAATTATACGGCGATGTGAAAAGAATCGAAATATTCGCTCGGGAAGAGTGGAACGGATGGGACCGCTGGGGAAACGAATGCAACAACAGCATTGAAATGATTACGGGCCAGATAAAAGGGGTACAGCATAATGATTAATCCGTCTGAAGTAGGAAAGAACGGCGAAATGCTTCGCCTCCGCACTCTGGAAAGTATCTGGATACAGGGAAAGCTGCGTATGTGGGGCCGCTGGTCTTATATCGGCGGTGGTAGTGGTGGGAACATGTTTAACCAGTTACTGGCATCCGGAAAAATCACTAAAAAGGCAATCAACGAAGCACTACGCCGGATGAAGAAAGCGGGTATCAGCAAGCCAGAACTGGAAGCGTTCTTCAGAGAGATTCTTGAAGGGAAGAATAAAAGCGGCCTGGCGTTTTGCACTGATGAGGAAGCAATGGTAGTCAACTCAGTCCTCAGTGAGATTTTAATCCGCTCTGGCAATAAGCGTTTATATGACTTGATAGAGGATCGGTATATCAAACGTCTCAGCAAAAAGGCTATGGCCAGAGACCTGAACGAGAAACACCCTGAATGGTGCTTGCGTACATGTGAGAGCCGGATCGATGTTTGGTTAAATTTTGCAGAATCGATGCTTTACGCACCAATGTGTGACGCATTCGGCACAAATAGCGACAGATTTTACTTGAATGCTTGCGCGGAAAGTGCTTAAATTGTGATAAGCTCGGGACGTTAAAGCGAACTGAGCAACAAACAAATGAAACCCGCCAACAGCGCGGGTTTTTTGCATTCTAAGGGCTGCCGGTTGGTAGCCCTTTTTATTTCCCCTCGTTCTGAGAGGACTCACAGCAATAAAGAGGGGGCTAAATGTCCGATCCGATTTCCGGTACTGGGCTGGCTGGTGGTGTCCTGACGGGAGCTAGCGTCTATGGATTTCTGTCCGGAACCGATTACGGCGTGGTGTTTGGCGCATTTGCCGGAGCTGTATTTTACATTGCAACAGCTGCGGACCTTAGTGCAACGCGTCGGCTGGCGTATTTTGTCGTGTCCTACATCGCCGGGATCATCTGCTCTGGGCTGGTGGGTTCAAAGCTGGCTGACTGGACTGGTTACAGTGATAAGCCTCTGGATGCCATCGGTGCCGTAATCGTTTCGGCTTTAGCTGTCAAAATCCTGACGTTCCTGAACAACCAGGATGTCGGCTCGCTGGTGGCGCTGATAACGCGCCGGGGAGGTTCAGGTGGTACTAAATGACCCATCGGCAACAATCAACGCGCTGCTTTGCGCTGGGGTAGTGCTGACCCTGATGTTTTACCGTCGCGGTGATTCCCAACATCGACCATGGATATCTCGCCTTGCGTGGCTACTTACGGTCGTCTACAGCGCCGTTCCGCTGGCGTATCTGTGCGGTATCTACCCTTATTCATCGTGGGCCACTATCGGGGCCAACATTATATTTCTGTCTGTGCTGGTCGCCGTCAGAGGCAATGTGGCACGTCTGGTTGATCATCTGAGGCACTAATGAACCAAGAACAATTTCAGCAGGCGGCTGGTATCAGCGCCGGGGTTTCTGCACGCTGGTTTCCGCACATTGATGCGGCAATGAAAGAGTTTGGTATTACAGCAGTTAATGATCAGGCCATGTTCATTGCACAAGTCGGGCATGAGTCTGCTGGTTTTACTTCGCTGGTAGAAGGCTTCAACTACTCGGTTGAGGGGCTGAAGAAAACCTTTGGTAAGCGTCTGACGCCGTACCAGTGCGAAATGCTGGGGCGTGTCGATGGTAAGCAGGTCGCCCACCAGCCGCAAATAGCCAATCTGGTTTACGGTGACCGTATGGGGAATAACAGCCAGGGTGACGGCTGGAAATATCGCGGTCGTGGCCTGCTTCAAATCACCGGCCGTGAGAACTACACCAAATGCGGTGCGGCGCTGAAACTTGACCTTGTCAGTACACCAGAATTGCTAACGCAGGAGCGACATGCGGCCCGTTCGGCGGCGTGGTACTTCACGTTACGCGGTTGCCTGATGTATTCGGGTGACGTGGAACGTGTAACGCAGATTATTAACGGCGGACAGAACGGCATTAAAGACCGCCGTGAACGATACGCCAAAGCAAAAGCCGCGCTGGTTTGAGGTCGCTATGGGACTTGAAATGATTATCGGCCTGGTTGTTGCTGTGCTGGCTGCAATTGCAGGTGCTTTTGGTCTGGGTAAATCACGCGGTACTAACATCGCTGAGACAAAAGCGAACCAGCAACGCACTGAAGAACGTGCAGCAGCTACTGAAGCCGTCGCAGAACGCCGGGTAGAAACAACAAAAGGAGCCTGGGATGTACAGCAGACTGTTAATCATCTTCCTGATGACGATGTTGACCGCGAGTTGCGCGAAAAATTTACCCGCAAAACCTGAAGTAACTGACACTGCCTGTGACTGGGTAAATATCATCTACCTCACAGAGCACGATATTGCCGTGCTGGATAAACAGACTAAGCGGGACATTTTGGCGCACAACAAATCAGTGCAGGCTAACTGCGGGAAGGAGCCAGGTCGTGAACGTAGAGAACCTAAGTAACGCGCATTACATCTATAACGAGATGAAAGAGCTACAGCGACAGAAAGGCATGCTGGAAAGTGGTGCAGGGCTTGGTGTGACAATCCAGTCTACCTATCAGGATAATGTCTTTCTTGAGGCCATACGTCCGCATGCAGTGGCTGAACTTGACCGCCGTATTGAGGAAAAGAAAGCCGCACTGGTTAATTTTGGTGTCTACTTTTCTTGAGGTTTATCCCCATAAGCAAATAAAGTAATTTTTATCTTTTATGGGGAGGTGCTATCAACTTAGCAACTTTGCAAGTTCTGGGAAATGATCGATCAAGAACTGAATAACTGTTGTCGTATTTGATCCTACAGCAAGGGCAGAAAAATACAGCTGATGATGTAAGGACGCTTTTCCTAAGTTTCGGCTCTGTTAGTTTAATTTTTCGGTTAATTCCATTATTTCATGCATATGTTCTTTTGCTTTGTTTGATAGCACCTGCAACTCTTCTGATGAAGAATATGTCGCCATCCCAACACCGCAATTTTTAATTTGGAAATCACCGTGAATTTCGATATCGACGTTTTTGTTGGTGATGATGCCTGTACCACAATTACTTATTGAACCGCCAAAGAATTTGACCGTCATAACTTCTCCATAATTTAAGATCTGGTAAGGACACTGCGACACCATAGATGCTAACTCTTTATCAATTTAATGGCATCATTTTTCAAAAACTGAACATCAGAATTATGGCGCATCGCACGCGCACATCAAAGAGAGTCTTTCAGTAGTGAGCTTGGGTAATGCCGTTAGGTTGCGTTTACCTCTCGGGCGGCATTGCCGTGCGACAGGCTCACGTCTAAAAGGAAATCGTTATGAAGTTTCAGATCGCTAAGTTGTATCGCGGAGAGTGCTTCATGGGTTATGGAATTGCTGTGAATGGACAGCTTCTTGATAACCAGGTATCGACGGTTATAGATACTCAGTGTAGAGAGCTCCCAACCGTAACAGCGGTATTTAATCTTGATAAAAACCACGCTGAAAACCAAATCACTATTGATTTGCGTAATGGTGAACCATGCCAGCACTAATACCCCGTGCCTGTCGCAAGCGCGGTTGCCCTGGTACGACAACAGATCGCTCTGGCTACTGCGAGCAACATCGCAACGAAGGCTGGCAGCAGCACCAACAAGGTAAGAGTCGCCATGAACGTGGTTACGGTAGCAAGTGGGATATCAAGCGTGCTCGTATTCTGAAGCGTGATAATCATCTGTGTCAGAACTGCCTGCGTACTGGACGCGCTGTCGCGGCCACAACCGTTGACCATATCAAGGCCAAGGCTCATGGGGGTACCGATGATGATTCGAACCTCGAAAGCTTGTGCTGGCCCTGTCACCGTTCGAAAACAGGGCGTG